TCCTGTTGGGATGTTTGCTCATCCTTGCCCCCTTTTCTTTTTACGATAATACTTCTTACTACCAATGTTTCCAAATTTAGAACCTTTCCCCTGTCCTTGCCTTGTTTTTTTAGCCTTCTTTCTCTCTGGGGAATAATCAGTTAGCTTCGGCATTGTAGTGAATCCTAGTTGGAATGTCCATACCTTCTATGATAGCAAGCATGGCTTTGAGAGCGTCATAGTGTCTCGAACTAAAATCATATAAGTTTAGAGGTAGCTGTGACTTTAATTTTTTAAGCTCCCTAATCGCTTCATCTAAATCTTTTTCGATTAATTCTCCCAACACCTTATTCCTTCATCTGAGAACTCCATAGTAACCCATCCTGTCCTGATAACTGGGTAAACTGCATACCTAGCATAAGCGGCGTACCTTAGAAAAGAACCTCCTCTCACGTACCATCTCCTTTTGAGAGACTCTTCATCACCTTCAACTCTAATCGAGTCAACTGGCTTAGCATATAGCTGATGATTGTGACCAAGAACGAAAACATCGCCATCAGAGTAAATCGAAGCAAGTCTATCCAATTCAAGGTCACCATTCTTCGCACCACTCTTCCCGTGTCCACTAACAAGGTAGTAATCCTTTCCCTTGACGGAAATTCTAGTATACCCTGGATATTGGTAGTACGGTACATTTAACTCAGCCGAGAGGGTTTTACATACATCGAAATCGAGAATAACATAGCTTCTAAGAAAATCATGGTTGCCTCCCCTTACGAATAGACATTTGTCCTTTATTGGAGATACAGCTTGGAGAAAACTTAGATACTGGTCTTCTGGGGGTTGTATCTGACCCCTTCCAGAGATAGCCTTGTATCCTGGAGGAATCATCTCTATCATATCTCCATTTCCAAACCATACTGAATGTGGGTCTTTTGCTATTGTCGTAACAGCGTCACTGAACTTTCTAACATCAAACTCTCTTGCCCCAAGATGGATATCTGTGAGACAGTGTACTCTTACAACTTTGTTAGATGAATAAGTAAGTACTTCCCCAGGCTGAATAGTTGGGTCGTATTCCTTAACCTCTGTGTCAAGAGGTATAGAAAAATTCTTTGTACATGACTTACACTTATACTTCTGCGCAATTCCATACTTCCTCTTTCTTTTCCCATCCTTTTTGGTGTACATCGAAGAACAATGTGGNCATATCATCTTTCCCCCTTACCTGTGCCGAGAATCTTCCTCTCAGCTTTTTCTATTTGTTCAGGTGAGAANCCGCTAAACATGCCGATAACTCCCTGTTCNACTCTCTTGACTCCGCTACCGAGAGTACCTATTGCTTTGCCGAGTTCCTTNAAGCTCTGAAGAGCTATGTTCTCATCAACACTGGTCTCAGCAAGAGTTTTTAGATTATTTAGNANGTATTCATGATTNATACCAAGAGACTTGGCTATGTCCTGGACACCTTTCTCAACTTCTTTCATTACTCGCTCCTGTTTTAAAAGTACGGCAGCTCTTTTCTTAGCTTTGTCTGGTGACTCCTCATCGTAAGCATCCATGTAGGACTTTACCACACCCATTCCTACCGATACGTTGGTAGCGAATATCCTTTCTTTGTTAGTTACCTTTTCCCTCTCTCGAACTCTTTTGGTGGTGTCTTTTATTTTCTTTGAGAATGTGTATCTATTTGGATGCCTGGAGAAGTCGGTATCCATGAAAGTACCCGTTCGATTCAGAAAGGTTCCTACCACCGTCCTTACCCATCCCTTTGCATAGGAATAGTTTTTCCTATCCCCTGGGTGAGATATATTCCCTGATACCTTGAGTAACTGAATGATGGCTCCATCATCACTCCAAACCCAATCTCCTTCTTTTCCCTTTCTCCAATTCTCAATGGGAGTAATGTCGGGATGGTCGTTATAAAATTCGGAAATGTCCTCGTAAACAAAATGCTCCTTGTTCTTGATTAATTCTGACTTCATTCGGGGTATGGACTGGTATTCCCCAACTGAGCCCACAGAGAATCTATCAATCCAAGCACCTCATGAGGAATGTGATAAACAGTACCATTGATTTCTATCGGAGCCAGGTCATCATCAAGTGTGGATAGTCTCGTTAGAATGCGTTCCTGTTCCTCCATCGGTAGTTGAGCAAGCCATTCTATTGATATCGACATAGGGCAAATAACGGGTTATTTAACAGCACTCTTTTCTTCTCTTTCTTTCTTTCTTTTGCTTCTTTTCTTTCTTTCTTTCTCTTCTTTTACAATTTGCATAGCCATTTGAACTACCGCTTCATCGAACTCACGGTCAGCTCTGTCTGCGTCTGCACGGGCTACTCCTGTTAACCCTTCACCACCAGATAATTGCTTAGATGTAATAACTCCGTCACTCATAGGGTAAACTTACTACTGTGCCCAGGTGCTTTTCAAGAAAAATTGTACCATTTTGAAAGACGACCATATATATTGATAGTACCCCTTAAAAGGGGATTTTCATAAATAGAATTTACGTTAAAAGTGATTTTACATTTTAAGTAGTTTATGTTAATTATCTAGGAGGATATTAGCATGGCAAGTAAAGTGGTTATTAAGAAGCCTCTGCAGTTCAAGTCTTTCGAGTTTATCGGTAGACGTGACTGGAAACGGTGGCGCGCACCACGTGTAGTGAGCCCCGAAGGCATCAAAGAAGCTATCTCTGTTGGTATGACCTCTCTGAGTGCGTACCAGTCGGATAGATTTGACTATGATGCTCGTAACGCTGCTCAAGCAGTACAGCGTTACCTTCAGAACGTCAAGGTGCTCTTCCACGTTAAGCGCCCCGAGATTGCTCTCGACTTCGAAGATAGTGTCGATGATACGATTCACAGAATCCAGGCCGAAATGGATGCTGTTGTAGCAAATCGTCCATCATTGGGACTTCCCATCCGTATGAACAATCGTACGAAGGCGAAAGCTGGCGGGTGATAGCGTCCAGCTGAACAAATGTCAGCCTATGGCTTAGTGCAACGCTAAGTCATGGGCTATACAGTGTGGCTGGTGCATCTAAGATGAGCGAATAGCGTCTAAGATGTGCAAATACACCTTGAATCTATATATATCTAGGTTTTAATAGAACCTGGGCATAAACCGCTGTCTTACCACTATCAGACACTAAACTAAGAATGTGGAGGGTTCCAACAAATACCCTACGAAGTGTTGGCAACAAGGTAAGCATGATATGTTAGTCTCAATCAGCATTGATTGCGAGGGCCTTGTTGAGCGTGCAAATAATACAGGGAGAGGTATTGGTACTCCTTTAGGGTTAGACAGAATTGTCTAAGAACATATGTTGTTCATATCCCTATAAATTGGTCACTCTGAGTAGCTCTCATTGTGATAAGAGGTTGATGACAAAAACCTCAATACCACAAGCGAGTTAATAGGTTCCGTCTTAAGGTTGCTCGCAGAGACAAAATATACAGTCCAGTGATGCCTATCTATCATGACTATAAACTGAGAAGGGCGTGGTTTCTGCTGGGGTTCCACTTAAAAACCCGAGTAAGAATTAGGTGTAATCATGTAATGCTTCCGTTGGTCATCGACTAATATTAGAGACCTGCATAAGCGGAAGAATTGACCACACCTAGAATGTCTCTTGTTGAAGTTATAAAAGAGAATGTAATCAACAACAACAGGAGGTACATATGCATAAGTATATGATACTGGTCGAAGTTCCTAGTACTGCACCGTTGTTTGGTGTAAATGGGCTTCAAACAGAGAGTAAGTTGAGAGTAGTCGGCTATACTAAAGCTGATAACTCTTCATTTGCTTGTAGTAAAGTGTCCGAAAAGCTGGGCATCTCTTACGATAAACTGAAAGCTGTACTTATCAAGTATGACAAAAAAGGGTCTATATCCTTTGAACGGCATATTGTTAAGTAGGTACTATTCTATGACAGGTGGGCAGAAATGTTCACCTGTCTATTAATTGATGTTTGATTTGCTTAATGTTTAACCAACTTGTTATAACTCGTAGGTTACGAGAGGATATGGTGATGTATCCGTTAAAAATTAACAGCATATCAGAC